TTCTTAAGGTCAGCTAAACCTTGAATGGAGTTAGTGAAGTTGTCAATAGCTTCTGTCGCTTCACGTTGGTTAATCTTAAGGACATTAGCTACTTTAGCTACACCAGCACCAAGTAGGAAGGCGTAGATGAAAGTCTTAGCCATGTCCCGTGTTACGTGAGAGATACCTAATGCCTTACGGTTCACGTTGTGGATGTCAGTCTCGTCTTCCTTCTTACCCGATACGATAGCGTGGATGTACTCCTCAGACTTCATCAGGTGGGCTAGCACACGTAGCTGGATACCCTCAGCATCTGTGCCTACTAGGTAGTTGCCTTGCTCCACAGTCCACAGGCTACGCATACGTCCATCATATTCAGCTTTCACTATGTCTACTGCTGTCGTAGGTGTGCCGTGGTAAGCAGCAGGGATGTTAGCTTGGTTAGGTGCGGAGTGAGCCATCCTTCCTGTCCATGCCCCCATGTGGGTGAACCTGCCGTGTATCCTACCATCAGGTTTAACGTGACCTATCCACTCCTGTAGGCTAGAACGTCTACCCTCTAGGGTTAGCCACTCAGCTAGGTTCCTGGCCCCTTGTGGTGCGTCCTCAGGTAGGGTGGAGAGGTTGAGTTCATTGCACATCCATCCGTACTTAACGAACTTTTCTCCACGCTTGATTTCCTCTGGTGTTCCTTTGCTCACGTTCCCACTCCATATGCCCCTTAGTCTTGTCTATTGGGGTCCACCCAGCTTCCCATAGTCTGTCGATCCTTTGCTGAGGGGATGAAGGTTCGAACTTCTTCCAGTCATAGCAGACCAACTCGTCACCTACCACGTAGCTAGTGACGTACTTCTCCTTAGCGTTAGCTACAGTAGCGTACAGTGTACCATCAGGCTTCACCCTATACTTCAGTCGGTTAACTTCTTCAAGCTTAGGTGGGAAGTCTTCTTGGAAGCCAGCCTCTAGGTCGTCCATTGATAAGCGTATCTCAGCTAGCATATCCTCAGCATCAGGTAGGTTAAACTTGAAGCCATTGTCTGTCATCTGTTCGCATAGGATCTGGATGTCATGCTCACATCGTAGTGCTACCTGCCACTCAGGATCAGTGATGATACTCTCAAACTTCTTGAAGAGTTTCACTGTGACCTTAACGTCCTGCGTACAGTAGTCGATCATCTCCTGTGTTAGTGCTGAGAAGTCTTTGAAGTGTCCCTTGAATAGGTTGAGCCGCTTGCCCCATGCGTCCAGGCTATGCCCATCCTTGATGCTGTAGTCCACTATCCTACTAACGACCAATGTATCTACGATCTTACTCATGTCGATACAGTCTATCTTCAGTAGTCGGTTGATCACTGGTGCATCAAAGCCTATGCCATTGTGGAAGACTAGGGTATGTACGCCACTGACGTATAGCAAGAACCTCTCCCTCTCCTCCTCTATATGGCTGACGTTAAGGAAGGTGTTAGTCTCGCCCGTGTCGATGTCCTCAGTACAGATGACCCAGATACGTGTAGCATTCAGGTCATCCGTCTCTATGTCTAAGGCTACCCTCTTACTGTGTTCCCTCATCATCGTCATCTTCGTCGTCCCCATCTGGGTTAAGTAGTACGTGTATCATCATCTCTAGTACATGGATAGGCCAGAACACTGAGTCCATTGTTACGTTCAGTGTACTGTACTCCTTTATGTTCCTGAAGTGGATGACTGTCATCTGGTGGATGTTGTAGAGGAATGCACCCATAGTGTAGAGGATGATTGCTACGTAGATCATTGGTTACCTGCATACTTCTCAGCTAGGGTGAAGGTATCGGCATCGAAGAACAACTGTCCTGCAAATCCCGTAGTGCCTGTCGGCCTGTTCTTTAATACCAACAATTCCGTGGTGTTACGTGCATCATTATCCTCTGACATCTGATCCCTCTTAAGCTTGATTACAACGGAGGCCCGCTTACCAATCATGCGACAGTCACGTATAGCACCATCATCATTCTCGTGGGCAATGGTTACGATACCCACGTTAAGCTCAGCGGCTAGTCGTGATAGCTTAGTAGATAGCTGCGACAAGAACTGTTCGACACTCTCATCTCCTTGTCGTGAGTAGGCTAGGTCTTGGATAGGTTCGAAGAAGATGTACTGCACACCACAGGCTTGCGACAAGAACCTGATACGCTCCAGTATCTCAAGAGGGTCTTCGTCTACCCCTATAGTAAACTGGTAGAGGTTCTCCTTCTCAGTCATGGTACGTACAGCATCATCAACCTCAGTCTGGTTAGTGATCAGGTCCTTACGTGTTACGTTCTTGTCCAAGAGGTAGGAGGCCAGGCCTAGTAGACCACGCTTCTTCACTTCTTCCATGTGACAGATAGCAATAGGCACATCCTCATGCTTCATCAGTAGGTTGTACTCTAGGTAGCGCATGAACTCTGTCTTACCGATACCTTCAGGTGCTTGGAAGACTGTGAAGTGACCACGCATTAGACCAAGGATAACATCGTCTAGTGCTTGGATACCCGTAGACAGGTAGCTGCTATCATCTTCGTCGTGAATGATAGAGAGGAACTGTTCAGTCGTATTGAAGATGTTCTCAGGGATATACTTCTGTGCATTCCACCATGCGTTGGAGTAATCCTTAGCTGCACCCGCCTGAAGGAACTCGTTAGCATCTTTGTACTTGTCGTGAGGTACATTGTATACCCTGTTAGGGAAGATGTTAGCCAGTTTCTGTGCGACACCATCCGACTTACCATCACTGTCGAAGGATAGGTAAATCTTCTCGAAGCTATCCAACCAATCCTTACACTTCTCAAAGAGCTTACCTGAGGGTGTCGCTGAAGGTAGGGATACGACAGGATACTTAGAACCTAGCATCTGGTAAGCAGACATAGCATCTAGCTCACCCTCAGTGATGGTCACTGCCTTAGCACAGCCAGCATTGAACTTGTCCATACCAAAGAGTTCATCAGTCTTGAAGCCTGGCTCAGTACGGAAAGACTTGGGCAAGGTACGTGTCTTCTTACCACCATGAGGATAGACATACTCCTGTTTAACAGGTTCCCCGTTAGCATCTATGTACGTCAAGCAGTTGTAGTACTGCATCACATCCTTGTTGATGTCACGATACCCTCGTACCACTGGTGTCAGGATACTCTCAACGACAGACAATGTAGTAGGGGAGTTAGCTACCTTCATCTCCTTCTTGATAGCGAAGACAGTAGGGTACTTCTCACTAGCCCAAGGTAGTAGTGTATCCTTACAGCTAGGATACTTACGTTCACATGAGTGACACTTACCATAACCCTCTGTGTTGTAGGAGAAGGCATCTGTTGAGTAGCATCCATCATATGGACATGGTTGACGTGGTAGTTCAGACATCTTGATAGCCTTTCCTTAGAGTAAGGTATATGGAGGGTGGCAGGACAAGCCTGAGCATACAGCCATTCTTACATCTGTCAACCCCCTCTCTTGAAGAGTTTGTAGATGACTGTGATGACTAGATCAAAGCGACACAGGACCACGATAGTGATGATGAGGTAGACAACACCACTAGTATGATCCATAGAGATACCCCTTTGCTACCTGCTCCTCAAGATAGAATAGATCATCCTCAGCCTGGCCCATGAGAGCCTCACTAGACAGCCAATCAGCATCTGCTATGGCTGAGGTAAGGTGACCACGTATGCTGCTTGTAAGGCGCTCCTGCTGCCTCTCCGTGCCATGTCTTACTCTAGCAGGGCAGTCACGCCCTTGGTTGCAGTCATGTGTGCATGGTGGGCAGGTCATTCGAAGCACCCCTCTGCTGCCATGTCATGTACCAAGTTAGGGAAGGAATCGAAGTCATGCAACACCTTCCCACCCTTATGTGCCACATAGCCTTGCGACCAATCAAACTTAAACTCCCACCCCTTAAAGGTATAAGACTTACCCACTTCGAAGTGATCCATAGCCGACATGATCTGTCCACGTGTCATTGTTTTACTCCCATCTTGTTTGCTTCATAGACTGCAATGGCAAAGCCCCTTGGCGTAGCACTGCGGATGTTCTTAGTCTTCATACTCTTGCCCCCTAGCTTAAGGTGCTGCTTGCTATACCCTTCGACAGGTGCGACAGCCTTATGCACTGGCATATTGAACCCATTACCTGTCCATAAGCAAGTTTTCTTAGGGTAGGCATCACGATCTGCGATGTACTCAGGCCAACGTGGGTGCTGTGCCTCAGCCTCTGCGATGTAGCCCCCGTATTGGTAGGGGTGGAAGGAATGGTTAGGCTTACGCCATAGGGTAGCAAGCCTTGACACAGGGTTCTCCACAAAGAATGGCACACATAGCAGAGTGAATAGATTGGCACAAACCTTAGCCCTAAAGGCTGCGTTAATCTGAAAGAGTGGGTCAGCCTCAGCCTTACGCTTGAAGTGAGCAGCACCTGACACTGCTAGATCAGTACATACTGGGAAGGCCATGCCAAAGATCACTGGCTCGTTACGATAGACCTTATACAACTCAGCTAAGGTAGCCGTCTGGAACAGATCACCATGCTTGTAGTGGATGGACCCGCCACCCTCATAGAATACCACCTTGGTGTCGTCGTGCTGGATGTCATAGCAATGACACTCATAGCCAGCCTTAGCCCAAGGCTTAACAGCCTCACCTGTGTAGTCGTAGAGCGACAAGACAATCATGCTGCTATCTCCTTCAGATACCAAAAGTCGTAAAGCATATGCTCCATTGGCTCACGATTATGGTGCTGCCATTCCTGATTGCCAATATGTAGACGATACTTCATATTGTTGCCAAGGATTATGAAGCAAGTGCCATCAGCATACACTAACAGCCCCTCCCCTTCATCCTGCCCAACATCCCGTAGGTTAGCAGGTGTGTTGTCGTGATCATACCGCACAGCGGAAGCCTTGAACTCTTCAAAGGTCAGCATCGTCATTCCCTCCCACAATCCACGCATCTAGCGCAGCACTAAGTTTCTGATGGTAGTAGCTTACTTGCTCCACCTCCCACTTCACATCCTCACCACGACAAGTTGCATGGTATAGGTTAGTCGCATAGTCCTGCACTTCCTTAGCCATTAGCACTATGGCATAGGCCTTACTGTCATGCTTGTATGTCATTGCCTTAGTCCTCCGATCCTAGACGATTGCCGTAGTCCCAGTTAACAGCAAACTGCTTTGCTCTGTCAACAGTATCGAAACCCATCGTAATTATGCTGCAGATATTTAACAGCCAAGCACCACTAGGTCCTTCACTTATCTCATACCGCTGCCCATCGCTATCAATAGCAAGCCATTGCCCGTCTTGATGGATACGAAAGTTCATTGCCTTACCTTCCTTGTGTTGTGTTGCCTTATCACTAGCCTTGAACCCGTAGGGTGACGCCCTTACAGGGCTGTGCAGGTAAACCATACCGACAAGGATAGTAATCTGTCAACCCCTCTTGTTACAGCCCCAAACCTAGGCCAATCCAGGCCATGACTACAGGTATCGCAAAGAGTGCGACCGCACCCACGACATCATCAAACATTTGTTTAGTCCTTTTCCTTATACGTTATGTATACGTTTCCACGTGACCCAAGTAACAGCTTGCATCTGGTATGCCGTGACACCTGAGGCAAAGCCCGCCACCACATAGGCATCCTGCAATTCAATCCTTGCCTTCTTGCCTATGCTTGGCACTTCTTGCATCACCCTTCTATCTGCATGAGCTATGCCCCAAGCATGACCATCAATGACACAAGTATCAAAGCCCATGATGCACCAAAAGAAGTCTGTGATTTTAGGCCCGTTAAGTATCTTTGCCACACCTTGCTCATCACTAGGGCATTGCACCAAGATTGACCAAGCCTTGTCCCACATAGTCTTATAGGTGGATGCCTTCACATCTTCCCTATAGCCACCATTGACAAAGGTCTGACAGAATAGGCGTGCATCCTTGATATTCTGTTTCCAATCGTTGGTTGGAGATAGTGCAGCAATCACACCGACAACAATCCGCAACGGCATCTCGCAATCATCTGCAATAGCCTGAGCTTGATCCTTGGCCGTCTGATACCAGATCAAGCCTTGGTGCTTTTCTTCTGGTGTAGCCTGAGCATACACCTTCAAGATGTTAGCGACAAACATCGCATTCCCCTTATGTTAAGTGATCTAGTGACATAGCCCCGCAAGGCTATGCTGCAAGATACTTAGGCAAGGTGCGTTATAGATTTGACCATTGATCCACCCTTGCGGTACTTGGCAACGGGTACACCCTCAGTCCCTTGGTCCCAAATCAAACCGCCACGCATGGTCACCACGTGGCCACTTATGCGTACCATGAACGTGGTATCGGGACGTAACTTCTTGGCCCATGTGCGAATGCTGTGCCGTTCATACATATTCTTATCAATAGGCTGCTTGCCCAAGTCTTCAAGCGCAGCGATGCGGTCCCAATGGTATGTGCCATAGTACCGCATCGCTGCACGCTTCCCTGTGTCAGGTGCGGTCCCGTCACGCTTTAGGGCTTTGCAAGCTTCCCTGTAGGTGACCCCCGCAAGCATTGCCACGGCAACGATACCGCAATTGCCTATGCCGCGCACTGTGTCCTCAGGTGTTTTAATC